TAGCGTGTATTTTTGGTTAGTTGTCATTGGGGTAGGGTTAAATTGAACATTGTAGTATTTCCTGACATAGTTCTTTTGGTATTATTGAACGGTTATAGCTACCTTTTCTCCCTTGCGTTCCTGTCTTAGAGCCTCTTGGCGCGGGTTGATGATGGCAGTCTTTATTTCCATTTTTACACATTGCCCTTGGTTTCCATTTTTCGCTATTTGTCCAAATATCTGTGGGCTTTGCCCTGTCGTCTCCGTATTGGCAGTACCAAATAGTATGTCTTTTAAACTGTTGCATAAAGGGCATTTTGCGAAGCATTCCCCTTGGGTTCTCAATAAAGAAAACCATTTTAGGATTAATCAATAACCATTCTTTAATCAATAAAATAAAGTGTTTATTTACTGCGTCGCATTTTTTAGCATACTCGCTTTTAGGCTCTATGCTATTGGTTCGGTGGGTTGAACAAGCTGCAATTGAGTACGTGGTACAATCAGGGCTTGCCCAAACGACGTCTGGAATAAAAGGAACATCGATCAATTTCATGTATTCAACATCGATAGCCAAATCAATTTTGTCAAATTGCTTCCAATCAACTGAAAATACATTAATACCCAATTCATCTCCAACACTTCCGATTGATCTAGAGCCTGCAAAAAGTTCAAGTAAATTGACGGTGCATTTCATCTCGTTTTAAGTTTAGGTACACACGCCTCGCTCAGCTCGGCTTGGTATCGTTTGGTTACGGCGCTAAAGTATTTCGGGTCTAAGGCGTAGCGGCGCGCACTGACCGCGTAGAACAACGCGACAAGCATCGAGCTGCATTCCTTGTCGCCTTGCTTTGTGGTGATAAGGCAGCGTTCATAGACCGCCCTGTCAGCGTCGGGTAGCGTCGCAATCCACGCCGATATGGTTTTGGGTTTCATTGCGCTTTCTCAACAATCAGCACCTCGACAAGATACGCACGTTTGTTCGCTTCGTCAAATCGCTGCTCGTATCGGTGCGTGTCGGGGTTGAACTTCTTAATCGTCAGTCGTGACGGGTTGCGGTCTGACCACCCTTTGGCTGGCTTAGGCGCGTTGGTTTGTTTCGGCTTACTCATTTTTGTGTGTGGTTAAAATGCTTGTCGGTAATGGTTAAGAACTGCCTAACTGTAAAAACAGTAACGGGTTGGTCGAATCGAGAAACATCACTCCAATAATCAGCTTTACCATCAAATCCATAAAATTTACAAGAACCACTATAATTGGTAGTGTGTATTTTATTATACCTCTTTACCGCCTCGGTTCTTGACTCATTAAATTTGCCACTTTCAAACAGCACCGCGTAATACTTCGGCAACCCGTACTGCATATGAGGGTATAAGTGGTTAGGGTCGATAGGATTCGGCTCGGCTTGAACCGCTGCGGCTTGTAGGCTTATTTCCACCACGTCGTTAATCTTCGCGCCGGTCGCTTTGATAATGTCGATTAGGTAGGACTCTTGATGCACCGTAGCGACAAGCTTGTCGTGTATTCTTATTTCGTATTTCATTGGTTTGTTTTGGTTAAATGGTTTGTTAAGTTCCGCTACCTATCGCCCGCTACGTCATTAGCGTGGTCGGCCATGTCGGCTGGGTCGGGTGCTTCATCTTCGGTGCTGTCGTTTGGCTTGTTGTATTCGTGCCATAATAGCAATTGCTCTACGTCGTTTTCAAAATCGGTAATATTCATTGATTGAATTGTTGATTCAGCAAGCGCGTCGTTAATTCTTAAAATTAATTGCCGCGCCATTCTCTCTGCATAAATCACCTCTAGCCTATCCTGCGCCTCCTTTATAAGCACTTCAAGCATTCTGCTAGGCACGGCTTGAACGCCATGCTCTCTCCACGCCGTTAGCGCGTCTTCCCAAGTAATTATCATCTTTTTCATATCGCTTTGGTTTGAGAATAAAATAATTCCAAAAGGACATCGCCATGACAAGGCTTTGGTTTACACCAACAACCAATAACTTTGTTTTCTAATTCACTCAAATCGGTGAGTAAATGTTTGCCATCTCCTTCGGTAATCCACTCCTTATATGCTTTTATTGAATCTTCTCTACTGCTTACAATATATTTTGCCAATGTTTTTCCGTCCTGTATATGAGTAAATGGATTTCCCCATTTGCTAGGCCGGCCAATGTAAATGTCATAAGGTGACTTCTTACAATGAACAACACTTATACGGCTTTTATAAGTATCTTTAATATTCGGTAGTTCGTTTACCATAGTGTTTTTTTTATTTAATTTTAAGTCTATCTAAATCGATAAACAGTAGAATCAAGCCTTTTTTTGGTAAGTTCTAAATTTCGCCTTTCAATATCCCCTAAATCTGTTTTTTCTAGCATATCTACTACATAATGCCAATAATGATTTAAAGCATCTTCTATTATTTGCATTTCAATTTCACTGAGTACCATATTATTTATACTTAATTCGCTCTTTCCTTAATCAGCACGTCAATCGACTCGCCAATCCGGTCTTGCCGCTCGGTGTGCTTCGACGCGTCGGCTTTGAAGTACGCAGACACATCGGGTTGGTTCACGCCTGCCTTAGCGGCTATGTCGACCTGCTTGATACGTAGCCGCTCTATCCATATAGATTGCTGCTCCTTTTTGCTTAGTTGTAATTTCATGTTGTCCTAGTTTGTGCTTCAAAGCTAAGTATTAATATTTTATAAAAAAAACATATTTATAAAAAAGATTCAACTATATTTGCATACACAACAACAACCTAAACCGATACACAATGACACACTGGAAAAAACTGAACAACCCTGACTACTTAGGCGCGTATGCCTTAGATACTGGTCAAGAGCCTATCCTTCGCATCAAATCAATAACCCGCGAAATGGTTACGGGCGAACGAGGTAAGCAAGACGAATGCACCGTTGCGCACTTTAGTGACGACAAGACGAAGAAAATGATACTTAACGCCACGAACTGCAAAAGTATTACTAAAATTTACGGCACGCCACAAATCGAGCAGTGGTTGGGCAAACTAATTCAGGTCTACATAAAAATCGAGAATAAAGATGGTGATGACTTTGAATGCCTACGCATCAGGCCAATTGCACCGAAAGAGCCGACCGCCACTAAAGAAGCGTTAACGCCCGAACACGCGCGCTGGAGCGTTGCGGTCAATGCCTTAGCGAGCGGCGCAACAACTATTGCGGGGATCACCAAAACATACAGCCTAAGCGAAACCGATAAGGCTGCGCTAGTAGAAGCGGCTTCAAACGTAAAGGAGCCGGACAATGCCTAAGCAAGGATTTTTAAGTTGCTCGTATCTTGACAAGATAATGGTGACTAGCGATTTAAAGAAAGGCGTTGACTTTTTTGGGGCGGGTGCAATAACCTTAGCGTATCAAATCGCAGCGTCCCGCCTCGGCGTGGATATGCCCGAAGCGTCGGGTATCGCATTAGATTGGGGCAACGAGTACGAATGGGCGGCTAAGCATAAATATACAGAATGGGCGTTTCGTGAAATCAAAGAGGCTCCGTTTATTGAAAGCTTTGCTATTAAATGGTTTGGCGGCACGCCCGACGGTCTTTTAGGTATGAACGGAATAATAGAAATTAAGTGCCCTTACAACCCTGTAAACCATTTAAAGAACGTTGTGAATGCCTATCAATACGAGGAAGACTACAAGGCTCAAATACAGGGCTACCTGTTATTAACAGGATATAATTGGTGCGACTTTGTCAGCTACGACCCTAGATTTACCGAACCTTTAGACTTATCAATAACCCGAATTGAACGCGACGAGTCTTACATTGAAACGCTTGAAACCCGAATAAAACTATTTTTACAACTTGTAGAACAACTAATATTAACTATAAAAAAATGAACAAGCAGCTAAAAATTATCGCAATCCTACCCGCAACTAACGGAACAAGCGCGGCGGGTAAGGCATGGACTAAATCAACGGTAGTCGGCGAGGAAATCGAGGGGCAATACCCTAAGACCATTGCCTTCGATATGTTCAACAAGTCCGAAATACTTGACACGCTTCGTGTCGGCGCAATCGTAACCGTGACGCTCGAAATCAGCAGCAGGTCGTACGAAGGCAAGTGGTACACCAATGTAAGCGCGTACAAGATTGAAACAAGCGCACCGCAGCAAGTCGCTGCTCCCGCGCCTGTCGATATGAGCGGCGGTGATGACTTGCCTTTTTAATTTAAGTTATGAAAAGAACGGACAAGGAAATTGTAGAAGCGTTGGCTTTTATAAAAGAAAAACATAACGGCAAGCCACCCTATCAGTTTGGCGCGTTTGAATGCGCGGTAATGATGGCTAAATACCAAGCGAATGAGTACACTAAACATGGAGGTATTAATAGCATCGCAGAGGAATATGCTAAATTTTGTATCCGTTGCCACCAAAAAGAGTTACCAATACTTTGCTTTGACGGATACCTAAAGCTTACAAATTAACTTGCCCTAAACCAAAAAAAACATGACTGAAAATAAAATAAATAAACTCCAAAACGCCGCCGTGAGGCTTTTGTTCTTGCAGTTGTCGCTTAAAACCAAATGGTTTAAAATGACTGAGGCAGGCGTAAAAACAGAAGATTATAGAGAAATAACTTCTTATTGGATAAAAAGACTTGTTGAATGCGTATTAGACGAACAAGGCAACATCACTAAACCGATTGGAGATTATGCACAAGTAGATTATTGCAGGTTTATTTTTAAGCCATTTACTCAAAACACAATGACTTTGGGCTATCCTAAATCAACTGATAAGGAAAGGATTTTAAGTCTAGAACATAAAGGAATTGAGATAAGAACAGGCAAACCTCAATGGGGAGCAGAGCCTAATAAACTATACTTTGTAATTAAGCACGGTGCTATTATTGGCTAATCATGAAAAGCAATGTTTTAATTAAAATAAATCATTTTAACCCTAAACCAAACCAACATGACCGAAAAGCAAGCAATGGAGGCGGTTATCCTGCCCGAATCAAACCATTACGAATCATGCCTAAACTTCGCGCTAAGCTACGTTAATGTAGTGCGCGGCACGTTTACAAGCGAAGACCTCAAAGCGGCTTACACGGCGCGGCTACTCCCCGAACCGAGAGAGCCGCGAGTATGGGGCGCGGTAATTAAAAGCCTGTATCGCTCAAAGCTTATCATTCCTATCGGATGGGCAACGTATCGCGGCAAGTTAGGACACAGCAGACCGTCGCGCATTTGGCGTGCCGCGATAGTCCGCGAGGTGCTGCATGGCATCGTTGCGGGTTATAAACAGGAAGTAATGTTTGCAAAGTCAGTAAAATGAAAATAAGTAAAAATCATAACTTCCCTTACGAATGGACTTTAAAAGACGCGGTGTTTACAAAGGATAAAGGCAAAGTATTTAGTTGTTTTGCTTGCGGCGGTGGTTCAACGATGGGTTACAAGTTAGCCGGATTTGATGTATTGGGATGCAATGAAATTGACCCTAAAATGATTGAAGCATACAAAGCTAATCACAACCCAAAGTATGCCTATTTGGAGCCAATACAAACCTTTAAGCTAAGAACTGACTTGCCTGATGAATTATACAACTTAGACATTTTGGATGGCTCACCGCCTTGCAGTAGTTTTTCAATGGCAGGCAACCGTGAAAAAGATTGGGGCAAAGAAAAGGTGTTCCGTGAAGGACAATCAGAACAGGTTTTAGACACTTTATTTTTTGACTTTATTGATTTAGCCAAAGAATTGCAGCCTAAGGTAGTGATTGCTGAAAATGTAAAGGGATTGCTTTTAGGAGATGCCAAAAGCTATGTGCGGGAAATATACAAGCAATTTGACCAAGCAGGTTACTACTGCCAACATTGGCTTTTAGATGCTTCAAAAATGGGTGTTCCGCAGCGGCGGGAACGAGTGTTCTTTATTTGTTTACGTAAAGATTTGGCCGAACCGTTTTTATACCAACAGGATATGTTCACGGTGAATCCTTTGTTGGAGTTGTGGTTTGATGAATTAGAGATTCCTTTTGGGAAAATAATAGACGAACAAGATAATTCCGAAACATTGAGCCCGTTAGATGCTGATTTATGGGATAAAAGAATATCAGGAGATATTGATTTATGCGACATCAGTTTGAGGGAAAGAAATATATTGTCAAGATTTAACGCTAAATTTCTGTACAGGCATAAAGTTTCAAATACAATAACGGCAGGGGAGCAATGCGTTTTGTTTGACAAAAAAAGGAATAGAAACAAGATTGAATTATTGAAAGCCGGCACTTATCCACAGGACTACAACTTTTTAAAATTAAAACCCGAATACTTAATTGGAATGAGCGTACCCCCTGTAATGACCGCGCAAATCGCAAAGCAAGTTTATGAGCAATGGATGTCAAAAATTTAACTTACTAAAATATTAATCCTTTCAAATCCAAACCAAACCACTATCTTTGAACTAGTCAACGCGTGGCGGCGTGACCATAAATAAACCTCATTATGTTCCTAAAAATCTATAATCCAACCCCCAAAGGGGCGCAAGTAACCAAACGAATTGAGGCGTTTTGGTTGCGGTCTGCCAAGACCAGCGCACCTTTGGGGTTTTTTTATTGACATGGGTAGACCAATTAAAAACACAGTAGAGTACTTTCCTCACTACGCCTCAGGCAAAGGAATGTATTACGTCGAGTCACGGCACGGCAACGATGGCTATGCAGTATGGTGTAAGCTTCTAGAGGAACTAGCCAAAACTGAGTACCACGTTCTGGACTTTAACGACGAAACGAACCTTATCTATTTAGCTACAAAATGTCGGGTGACCGAGGACCAGCTAATAGCCATTATCGGCGACATTTGTAGGGTCGATGGCTTTGACAAAATCCTATGGGAAAGCCGCTTTCTTTGGTCTGAAAAGTTCAGTGAAAGCGTGACAGATGCCTACAAGCGAAGGAGCAATGTGATCGCAAATCGTGACTTTATAGTGAGTTTATGTATACATAAAAGCACGTGCAGCGGGATTAATGTATACATAAACCCCCAAAAAGACTACATTAATACACAAACTAAAGTAGAGTATAGTAAAGTAAAGGAAAGTAGAGTAGACGAAACAAGTAAATTCACGCCAAAACCGACCCCGACAACATCGGCTCAAATCGACTTGACCCTAACCGATTTCACCAAAAATCCCCAAGCGTATCGCGACGCTTACGAGGTGTGGCGTACGACTTGCAAAAGCGATAGGCTGTTTATCGATACCTACTGCCTCAAGCACAACGCGAAGCAGTCAGAAATCATTAGGCTAATCGATACCTTTCAGCACCACCTGATAACGACCGACAAAGCGCACGCAACGATAAGTTCTTACAAACGGCATTTTAGCGCGTACCTTGGCATAAAGGAAAAGACGAATGAAATAAACCACATCTTTCGGGCGAACATTGTTTCGGGGGAGTAAACAAGAAAATAATTTACTAAAAACATATAACCAAACCAAAAATGGAAAAACTCAATAAAATTCAAAATGAAAATGATAAATTAAATTATTTGCATTTTCTTGATCAAAAGCAAAAAGTACATATTCAAAGTGGATTTGATATTAATTTGAATGATCTAAATGATATGATGTTTGACTTTCAGAAGTTTATTGTTCAGCGAGCACTAAAAGCAGGTAAGTATGCGATTTTTGCGGATTGCGGATTAGGGAAAACTCTAATGCAATTAGAATGGGCAAAACAAGTCAACAAGCAAACTAATAAGCCAGTATTGATTTTGGCGCCTTTAGCAGTCGCAGGACAAACTGTAAAAGAAGGCGCAAAATTCCATATTGACATTTGTAGGTACGATGGCAGCAATGCACCAATACAGGTCACCAACTATGAACAACTTGAAAATATTGATTGCAGTATTTTTTCTGGAATTGTATTGGATGAAAGCAGCATATTGAAAAACTTTGAAGGAGCAACCAAAAAACTTATATTGGATTTGTTTGCAAAGACACCGTACAAACTTGCTTGCACTGCCACACCATCACCAAACGACCCAATGGAATTAGGGAACCACTCAGAATTTCTTGACGTAATGGGAAGGAATGAAATGTTAGCGATGTATTTTGTTCATGATGGAGGGGAAACCGCTAAATGGAGATTGAAAGGCCATGCATTAAAGCTGTTTTATCATTTCATTGGTAGTTGGTCTATAATGTTAAGTAAGCCTCAGGATATTGGATTTGAAATGGATGGGTATTATTTGCCTAAGTTAAATTTGATTGAAAAACAAATTACAACGCCAAAAAGAGATAATGGCAGCTTATTTAATGATGCTATTATATCAGCTACCAACTTCAACGCTGAATTGAGATTGACAAAAAAGGAGCGGTTAGAAGAAGTTGTGAGAATTGTAAATAGCAGGCCGACCGAAAATTTTATAATTTGGATAAAACAAAACGAGGAAGGCGAAATTCTTAAAAAATTATTGCCCGAATCAATAGAAGTAAAAGGAGCCGACTCAAACGAATGGAAAGAAAAACACCTGTTAGGATTTGGAGAAAACAAATTTAGAATTCTTATAAGCAAAACTAAAATAGCAAGCTTTGGAATGAATTATCAGAATTGCCGGAATCAAATATTTGCAAGTTTAGACTTTTCTTTTGAGGGGTTGTATCAGGCAATTAGAAGAAGTTACCGATTTGGGCAAAAAAACGAAGTAAACATTTATTTAATAACCACCGACACAATGGCCAATGTAAAACAATCAATAGATACTAAACAAAAACAATTTGAAACTATGCAAAATGAAATGAGCGAAGCCGTAAATGCCAACCTAAGCGGGAAATTAATGACAAGCGCTGAATTTGACTTAACAGAAGAATCAAATGAATGGTACAAAATAAAAAGAGGGGATTGCGTTCAGCTTATTCCTGAGCTTGAAGATGAAAGTATAGGGTTAAGCGTTTTTAGCCCTCCATTTGCAGAACTATACACATACAGCAGTCACTTAGAGGACATGGGTAACTCAAAGGATTACAATGAGTTTTTGAAGCAGTTTAGTTTTCTAATCAAAGAACTATACCGCGTAATGATGCAAGGCAGAAACGTCGCGGTACATTGCATGGATCTACCTGTGCAAAAAGGAAAGCATGGGTTCATTGGATTAAGGGATTTTAGCGGATTGCTTCTACGTGCTTTTGAGGATGCAGGGTTTGTTTATGCAAGCAGGGTTACAATATGGAAAGACCCTGTTGTTGAAATGCAAAGAACAAAGGCGCTTGGATTGCTGCATAAGCAAGTTAAAAAAGATAGCACCATGAGCCGCGTCGGTATTCCTGACTATGTAATGATTTTCAGAAAGGATGGAGAAAGAAGCAATCCTGTAACTAATACAGATTTACCAGTAAATTTATGGCAAAAATACGCTTCTCCTGTGTGGATGGATATAAATTACGGAAACACTTTGCAGGGATTTAGAAATGGCAGAGAAGACAATGACGAAAAGCATATTTGTCCTTTGCAGTTAGATACTATCGAGCGTTTAATACATTTGTATAGCAACAAGGGGGACACGGTATTTACTCCGTTCATGGGTATTGGTAGCGAGGTGTATCAGGCTGTTAAAATGGGCAGGAAAGGAATTGGATTTGAATTGAAAGAAAGCTATTTTGATTTGGCCAAGGCCAATATTAATGCGGCTGTTGGAGAAAAAGCGCAACAATCACTATTTTAGCACCATAACCAAACCAAACCAAATGGACACAACCGAAATAACCGAAATTGAAAAAATCATATTAGGAGAAATAATCTTAGAGCCTAAATGTGCTGACATTGCAATGGATTGGATAGCCGATAAGCAGAACTTCTTTACCGACCCCCACGTATCGGTGGCGTGGTGGGCTGTAACCGAGCTGAAGCGAGAAGATAGGCATATTGACATAGTCACGGTTAACGCTAAGTGCCGAACAAGCCCGAACGAAATCGGCGCGGCAATGGCGTTTCAGCTTGCCCAAATGACAAACCGCGTTGCGTCTTCTAAAAACATCAAAACACACTTGCTTTTACTTACCGATAATTGGATAAGACGAACCGCGACCGAGGCAGCTGAATTGATGTTAGCAAGAACTCAGAGCGAAAAAAGCGACGTGTTCGAAGTAGTCGCTCAAATCGAGAGGTCAATACTTGAATTGAACCGCCAAATATTTCCCGTCGTTCAAAAGGAGATCGGAACGCTACTAAGCGACATTGTTCATAAGATTGTGACAAGTGCTGACACCGGCGTGACTTCGGGCTGCTCGTCGGGCTTTCGCGACTTCGACAACATTCACGGCGCGTTTATGCCCGGCACTTTGTCGATAGTGGCGGGTCGCCCCGCTATGGGAAAGACAAGCTTCGTAATGAACATAGCTCGAAACATATCGAAGCGCGGCGTACTTGTGTTAGTGTTTTCAATCGAAATGAGCGCCGAGGAATTGGCGTGTAGGCTGCTTTCGATGGAAACGGAAATACCGAACAACTATATTTACCGAAATCCGGAACGCCTCGAACTTCACGAAAAGCAGCGCATCGGCTCAATGGCGGATGGGCTAAAGAAAGCAACGATTAAAATAATTGACGAAGGCAGGCAGACCATGTCGAGTATACGGAACACGGCGAAGCGGTACGCTCAGGACGGCAAGATAGGCTGCATCATAATCGACTACCTGCAAATCATTACTCCAGACACGAAAGAACACCAACAAAACGATGTAAAGTTCTACGCCGATACGACGCGCGACATCAAGATACTAGCCAAGGGTATTGGCGTGCCCGTGGTGCTACTTTCACAACTGAGTAGGGCAAATGAACACCTGAGTGATAAACGCCCAACCTTGAACACGCTACGCGGCTCAGGAGGAATAGAGGAAAACGCGGATAGCGTGACTTTTGTGTACCGCCCTAGTTATTACGAAGCCGATAAGCCAGCAGTAGAAGACTGCTTTGCAATCGTAGCTAAGAACCGTAACGGCGCGATTGGTGATGTACCGCTTCGCTTCATTCCTAAGTACACAAAGTTCACCGATGCCAATGCTTATGAAGATAATTTCAACCCGACAATTAACCCATCAATGTTATACAATGCACGCGAATCCACACACGACACGCCGTTCTGATAAGGTTGCGACGCTCGAAGACGCTTATCTGCTGCTTGCTTTGGCTAAATCGGACAAGGCAATACACGTCAAAGCGTTCAAATCGCACCGTGAAAGCGGCGAATTGCAGGCAGTGATGAAAGATTTATTGCAATGGATTGAGATTGAAAAGGCGGTTTGCATCGGTTAAATACGGTTTAATCTAAAATAAGTAAAATAATTATAATATTTATATTGCGGTATTGGAATAATGTATTACCTTTATAGCAAGCAATAAAGCTAAACCAAAAAGCCATGAAAACCCTAACCAAAAAATCAGCATTAGCAAAGCTTTCCAAATTAACACGATCTAAATATTCAATAGCTTACAGATTTGTTATAGACGTAATTGAAGGCGCAAAGGAAATCCGCCCTGTATACACAAGCGGAAAAGGTAGGTTTTGCTCAAATCAAAACCACACGTTTGAAACTACTATCCTGCTTGACATAATGGGTATCGAATACTTGCTTACAAACGACTCGCCCAAAGGGGGGTTAACAGGAAACTTAATTACAATAACAACTAAAATTAAATAAGATGAAAACTTTACAAACTTTACTTAAAGAAGACAAGCAAATTAAAAATTTACAAATTCTACTCGACGAAGACCATGTAAACGCCTGTAAAGAAGCTATTACTTGGGTCAAAGAGATGACCATAGAGCAAGCAATGATTGACATTCATAGAGGCGATTGGTGTTTATACATAGCTATGCTATTAGAAGTTGATGAAAGAACATTAACCTTAGCGAAAGGAAAGTGTGCCGAAACAGTTATGCACCTAATGAGGGACCAAAGAAGTGTTGATGCAGTTAAGGCTTGCATTGATTACGGTAATGGGTTAATATCTAAAGCGGACTTACAAATAGTAGCTACCGCTGCTAATAAGGCTGCCAATGCTGCTGGTATTGCCGCCGAAGATGATATTGATGAGTCTGCTGCTTATGCCGCTGATGCCGCTTCTTATGCCGCTAATGTGTGGGGATATGCTTCTGATTGTGCTTCCGCATCTTCTTTTGCCGCTGATTCTGAATCAATAAACCAACAGCAAACAGCAGACATTTGTAAGGAGATATTAGGGCAACTGATAATTGATAAGGTGAACAGCTTGTATAAATAAGCAACCCCATGAAACTACTCACAATAATCTTACTACTAGCAGGTCACGGCGCTATCTTCAACAGCGAAGACGGCGCGGCTCTACTCGCCACGCTTATCGTATTTTCGATCGGCTTAGGTATAATTCACGGCACTAAAACCAAACCGACACGATGAACACCGAACCTTTATATCAGCACTGGGCAAAGCAGATCAAAAAAGCGATACTGCCCGACCATTCCGAAACCATACGGCCGATACGCTTCGACGCGGAACTTGCCGACAGGATTGTAAATGTCAAAATCGAGCAGCGCATGAAGGAGTATTACGGTAAGAAAAACTAACCCACCCCAAAAATGAAACCAAACCAAACCGAACCGCTCGCATCTGAACTATCCATGCTGATGAAAGCAATCGACACAAGCAAGCACAAAGATTACCACGCTCAGAACGCCCACAACGAAGCGCAACAGCAGATGCTGAACGCGTCTATAAGCGTCGACACAATGTTTATCATGCAAGCCGATATTATCTGCGAGGTCATAGCTAACCTGTGCAACACAAGTATCGAGCTGCTCAAATCAAAGTCCCGAGAATGCAACGAAATGGAAGGGCGGAAAATAGCCTACCTTGCCATGCGACAGCTTCTGCCTAAAGTTGCGCTACGTAAGATTGGCGCGTACCTTGGAGGTCGTGACCATTCGACAGTACTGCATGGCATAGAGTCGATGCAAGATATAATAGCCACCGAGCCGCACACAAAGCGGCTTGTTAACGAGGTGCTTGCCGTAGCGAAGTATCAGATTAGATTGATTTGAGGTGTATTTAAAAGACAAAGCAAATGGGAAAGATAGTAATAGTATTGGGTCACGCAGACCCTGAGGTTCTTACAGAGCCAATTGACCGAACCAAAGCGGAAAATCCGGACAAGGAAGTAATAAGCTGTCAAGAGGCGTTGCGCCGAGGTATTATATCGGGCTACCACATTACGCATAGTGATGACTCAGATGGTGGCGAATTGGACGTATTCGGCATTGATGATTTGCAACGAAACGAGATTATAAAACTGAAGCTCAAAATACGAAAGCTGAAAAAGAAAATGCTAAAACTAAAACGACAACCTAAAAACTAAATTTATAAATTATGCATAGTTGCGATCGAGATTTACCATTTTTCCCCGATACAGGTTGCGGGAATATTCAAAGACCTAAGTCTTCATATACAATTGAAAACGGAAGGTGTTTTCAAGACGGACAATTACTTGGAGACGTAATTTTTGCAGATGAGAAAATTATGCAAGTTGAACAAAAAAACGGAGGGCTATGCGACGGTCGGGTTATCACGTTTATTAGGACGGACTAAAATTATAGCAAAGACAGCCTCGCTATTAAGCCAATAAATCCCGCTCTTTGTAGTTCGGGATTTTTTGCTTTAACTTTGAGCCATGCCAACAACAAAGGGACACGGAAAGTATATCGAAACGCCCGAAAAGCTTTGGGAGTTATTTAGCGAGTTCATGGAATGGATTAAGAACAACCCGTTTCAAGTACAGGATTATGTCGGGAAAGACGGGCTAATGGTGTACCGCGATAAGCAAAGACCGCTTACATGGATGGGCTTTGAAAAGTGGCTTTACCTGAATAGTATTATCAGCGACATGAGGAGTTACGAGCAGAACGAGAAGGGGTCGTACACTAATTATCTTCCCGTCATCAGTCGCATTAAGGCAATTTGCAAGGGCGACATAGTCGAAGGGAGCAGTTCAGGCATCTTTAACGCCAATATTGCGGCACGTGTTGCCGAACTTACCGACAAGCAAGAAACCAAGCTAACAGGCACGCCTTTCGTTCTAACCCTTACCGAGCCGCATGAAGCTGACGGCCAAACAGACTAAAGCCTATCGGTCGGCACTGTCAGGCGAAAAGCAGTTTATTCTATTCGGCGGGGCTATTCGAGGCGGTAAAACCTATTGGCTACTGCTTACGTTTATATCGCTATGCAGCAAGTTCCCTAAATCGCGGTGGGTGATTATCCGCGAATCACTGCCTACGCTTAAGCGCACGACGTTAGTGACGTTTAAGGAAATAATTAACCAAGGCTTAGCGCCTCACATCGAATCGTTCAATCAGGATACTTTCACCGTGACTTTCACTAATAAGTCTGAGCTGATTTTTATGCCTGAAAGTTACGATCAAGATAAAGACCTCAACAGGTTTCGCGGTTTGGAAATCAACGGCGGTGGCATAGATGAAATTAACGAATGCCACGAGCAGATGCTATACAAGCTTTTCGAGCGTTCCGGCACGTGGCTACACGCTCAGCCTGACGTC